CACTGATAGACCGCTAACAGATGGCGACCGGCACTGACGACAAGCACTGGCTGAAACCGGCCCAGGTCGACGACGTCCGTGACGGCGCTCGCGAAGGGCGACATCCCGAGCGGGACGAGGCGATCGTCGCGCTCCTCTACGACACCGGTCTCCGCCGCGGAGAGCTCTCGCTGCTCGACCGGGCGATGCTCGACCTCCAAGAAGAGCAGCTGCGGATTCCGAGCTCGATCCAGAAGGACCACCCGAACGGGAGCATGCCGCCGCCGGCGACGTTCGCGCTGGATAGAGATGCCTCTATCCGCACCGTCGCGACCCTCCAGACCTACCTGGAGACGCGGTCAGACGACAGTGCGGGGCTGTTTACAAGCCAGAAGTCGGACCGGATGACCGGAAAAGGAGTCAACGATGTCGTCCAGCGGGCGGCTCGACGAGCTGGCATCCGGCCGTACTGCTTCAGCGGTCGGGGAGAATCCGAGGACCTCTCGTCCCACACGTTCCGCCACAGCGTCGCCTGGCGGATGCTGAGAGTCGAGGAGGGAAACACCCTCTACGACGTCCGGAACCGCCTGCGCCACTCCTCCATCCTCACGACCGAACGCGAGTACGACCACTTCGTCACGATTTGAGGAGAGGCTACTCCCGCTCGTCGAGGAGCTGGTTCTGTCGTTTCAGAAGCCGGTTCTGCTCCTCAAGGAGTTCGTTCTGCTGCTGGGTGGTGAAGATGAGCTCGGCCAGAAGGGTGCTCTGGACCATGCTCTGCGTCTTCGTGTTCGCCGACTGGCCCTGGCCGTACTGGACGTCGATCGTTCCCTCGCTGCCGTCGACACGGACCTGCTCGCGGGTGAGCTGCTCGGTTGTGGCGTTGTCGAAGAGTCCCATGTCCAACATTTTCTCAATCCGCGTACAAAAACTAACCGGCAACTACCTGGTCACTCGATGACAACCTGGTGCGGGACTCCCCACCGATCGAGGCGCTCCCGGACCCAGTTGATGCCGACACCGGGCCGCTTTCCAGGCCAGCGACGGCCAAAGAGCTTCTGGGCGTCACTCCTGTAGTGCGCGTACCCGGTCAGCGGGTTGATCGAGTTCGGCTCCTCGTGGGCGAGGATGTCGACGGTCCCGTCGTCGCGCTCGTAGAGGCGGAGGTGAACCTGTCGCATCGCGACGATCTCCTCGGCGATGATGAGGACGTCGGCAGCCAGCGGCACCTTCTCGAGTGCATTCAGGAGCGCCCGGAGCACGGGCAGCTTTACTCGACGGAACGTCCAAGTTCCCGCGCTCTTCTGGCCGTCCTGGTTCTCCATCGAGGCCGCCCATATGTTGCGGAGCCCGCCGTGCTCTTCGAGGACGACCTCGAGCTCGTCGACGGTCAGCTGAACGGTCGCGGCGTACTCTCGGGCCGACTGGGTGCTCGTCGCGTAGCCGCCGTCGAGACAGTTCCCGAGAACCCGGTCGACGTGGGGAAGGACCGCGTGCCGCAGCGGCGTCCAATAGTCGTCGTCGGCGCCGAAGTACGACAGCCCAAGGTACAGATACAGCAGGCCCCCGAGCAGCGCGCCGACCGTTGCGAAGAACTCGACTGACGTCACTGACGATGGAATGTTTTCCAGCATGATTGGTTTCAGAAAGATTACTCGGAGTACTTTGCCTCTTGTAGGATCTGGTGGATCGCGTCCTCGGTCGTCGGACGGAGTCGCTGCGCGAGAACATCCTCAAGCGGGACGCCGGCGCTCTCGAGCTGGTCAACCGCCGTCGCGTGGATGTCGTCGACCGGGACCTCAAGCTTGACCGTCCGGCGCTCCGCCTCGGCCTCGAGTGCCTCTTCGTTGACGTCGACGTCGACATCCTCATGGTCGCCGTCGACGGAGCCGTCCGACTCGGTCTCGGAGCTCATAAGCCACCTCCGGCCGGGTTCTCCGGTAGATCCTTCGATGACGACGACTTGATCGCCGCCCTCGGGAGGTCGACGACCGAGCCGTTCGGAAGCTCGAGGGAGTCGTCCTTCTCGACAAAGCCGTCGGCGAGACAGTTTGAGAGAGACCCGACGTGGTGCTGGAGCGCCTCGTGTGCGAGCTCGAACCGTTGCTGCTTTTCAGTATTGAGGTCGGCGAGCGCCAGGTCGTACTCGTCTATTTCTTCAGCGATTCGGTCAAGCTCGTTGATCGCGCCGACGATCGTATATCCGTACGGTGGCTCGCCGGGGTCGTCCTCGACGTCTTCGTCGTTGTCGACTCCGGGAAACCTCCCCGGGGTCGGTGCGGTTCCGGTCGATTCTCGGATTATGTCGATGAAGTCTCGGTTTACAGTCATGGTTTAAGTGGTCTCGTCCGTCGGGGATCTGGATCTCGGCTCCCCGAAGCGTCATCGGTAGTTGTCGATTTTTACGCGTCGGTGGCGATTGTCTTCACCGTCCCGTTCCCGAATTTGACTTTGAGCTCTCCGTTACCGTTCACGAAGATTGCCGGTGTCGTTCCGACATCGGCCGCGTCCGGAAATGCGCTGAAGGAGAGCGTCCCGTATAGGGTCATATTCGCCTGCCCGCCCCCCGTGGAGTTCCGATCGTCGAAGTACGCGATCCGGTCTCCGTTCGGAAGGGAAAAACGGATCCCGTCACGAGAACTTTCATATCGAATATAATAGTTGTCGTCTCCGCCGAGATAGATCCGGTTCGTCGTGGCGAGGTTGAGATCCGAATTGTAGTAGTGCATAGTCCCCCGACCCGCGCCGGAGACGTACTCAGTGGCGACGAACCCTCCGTACATATCGCTTATTTTGAACGTCTTATTCTCGTATGTACGGAATTGGACGTGGTTGCTTAAGCGGGAGATCTGCATCGCCGTATCTCCATCCTTGTAGTAAAGGTTTGGCCCCCAAGACCGCGGCCCGAAGACGAGGTCGCCGTCGCCGTCCTGGATACCGGCGCCGTGCGAGACGCGGATTGGCGGGTCGGCATCCTTTGAGAAGTCGATGACGCCTCGGGAGAAGCCGGCGAGGTAATCGTCGTTGACGAACATATTTATCGAGCGGTTGACCGTCGTATTCCCTCTCGCCTCAAGGACCATGTTCCCCGCGTCGGTGAACGGGTACGAAGCTCCGCCGCCGCTCGTCCGGTACATATAGACCGAGTTCGTCGCTTCGGTCGAGTCGAGACCCGCCCCGCCCGCTCGGACGTATCCGTCCTCGGCGGAAACGTCCACCGCTTTTACCTGCGAGTTTTCGGCTGTTATTTGTCCGTTCGCGGTAAGGCCGGCGTCGAAGGTGTGCGACGACGTCCATGTCGGCGAGATTGAGGTGTCGATCTCGGACATCCCGACGGCGTCGGTCGAGATCTCCGCCGAGCCGATCGCGTCGGTCGCGACCTCGGAACTCCCGACCGCGTCCGCGGCGATCTCCGCGGAACCGACCTCGCCGTCGCCGATCGCGTCGGCGTCAACGGCACCGGTCTGGAGGTGGGTCGTCCCGACCGCGTCGGTCGCGAGCTCGGTCGAACCGACGTCGTTCTTGCCGATCCCGAGCTGGAACCAGACCGGATTTCCGGCGCCGTCGTCTTTGACCGAGTAGATCCGGCCGGTGTCGAGCTCGAGGTATATCCAGCCCTCGTCGTCGGCGAGGGTCAGGTCGGCCTCGGACGGCCGATTCGCCTCGGTGTCGAACGTCAGTCGCGTGACCGACTCGACGAGCTCGAGGTCGTTGATGATCCCCGCGATCATGTCGACGTCTTTCGTTACGGCCCACATCGCCCAGTTGTCGTACTCGGCGATCGGACGCTCCTGTCCCGTGTAAACCTCGTCGCCGACCGCCGGCTTGACGCCGGAGTCGGGCCAGACTCGTGATTCTGTTTGTATCATGTTTCTGAGTTATTGAAGGAGGGACGCGTACGTCCCGCCGGTCTCCGGCTCCGCGGTGTCGGCATACCCGCGCTCGGCGCCCTCGACGGTGGGGTCCTCGCCCTCGGAGACGTACATGAACGTCCCGAGCGCGAACGTCTCGATCCCGACGCCGCCGGCGGCGAGGCCGTCGACGAAGTCGTCGAAGTCGGTGATCGAGATCCCGCGGTCCTCGAGTTCGGACTCAAAGACGCCGACGTCGATCCGCGCCGCCTCGACGTCGTACGGTTCGTCGATGACGACCTCGGACTCGCCGACGTCCAAGAGGACCGCGATCGCGGACTTGATCTCCTGGACCGTCCCGCTCGAGAACAGCTCCCGAAGCGCGACCTGGATCCGGATCCGGTACTTGTCGTCCGACTCCCCGGTCTCGCGGTCGACGTCGAAGACATCTCCGAGCCGGTCGAGCCGCTGCCCGGTCGCAGTGTCGACGAACTTCGCGACGTCGACGTCCTCGAGGGTCGCCTCGAAGTCGTCGAACTCCGAGGCGAGCGCTGCGATGAGCGCCCCCCAGACCTTCCCGTCCGCCGGGTACGGAGTCTTAAGCGATTCCTCGATCCGCTCCTGCGGAGTGTCCGAGCTCATGGCTTAGTTCACCGTGATGGTGATCTCGGCCGAGGCGGTCCGCGCGGCCTCGTCGTTCGCGACCGCGACGTTCGCCTCGCCGAGCGCGGTCCCGCTCTCGCCGATCGAGACGTCCGCCTCGACGACGCCCTGGAGCTCCATCGCCCGGCGGAACACCTGGTCGTATACGACGTCCTCGCCGATCTCGAGGCCCGGATAGTCGAGGCCGTCGCTCGCGACGCCGCCGATGTACCGGATGAACTTGTCCTCGATCGTCGTCGTCCCGTCGTCGGGGAAGGTCGAGCTCGTCGTCAGCGTCGCGTCGATCTCGATCGTCTTCTCCGTCGCGCGGTCGAACGACTCGGTCTTTGCCGTCCCGTCGTCGAGCGTCCCGGTCCCGGTCGAGGCGCCGAACGACTGGAGCCCGCCGGCCCGGGAGTCGAGGACCGCCTGCGCGAGGACGTCGTCGGGGACGCCCGGCGCGAGGACGATCACGCGGACGCCGTACTCGGAGTTCGTCGAGTCCCGGACTTCCTCGACTTTGACTGAGACGATGTCGTCGTCCTGGTTGTAAATCCCCGACTTGACCGCCTGGACCGTCGCGGCGCCGCCCCCGGCGAGGGAGTTTTCATACCGGAGTTTGAGCTCTGCGTCGGTCTCTTTGTCCCGGCCCTCGACGTACCCAAGCGACTCGTCGCCGGTCGGGTCCGGGTTCGTCACCGCGTCGACGCCCGAGACCGGGTCCTCGAACCGGACGATCGTTCCGGCGTTCACGTTCGTCTGCTCGCCGAGCCACGACTCGTCGAGGTCCGTCTGCCAGGACTTGAGTCCCTCGACTGGCGCCGTCGTCGACGTATCGCCCTCGGCGATCGTCGCGCCGGCGGTCGTCTCGAAGGGGATCCGCGGCCGGGTCTCCGTCCGCTCGGTCGTGACGACCGTCCCCGCCGGGATCGTGATATCGCTCGGCGCCGGGTCGGACCGGGAGAACTCGACCTCGCCGGTCGCCGGTCGAGTCGGGATCCGAGAGAATCCCGCGAGCGCGAGCTGCTTGTCGAGCGCCTCGCCGCTCGTGTCCTGGTAGAAGCTCGCGTAGTACGCGCCCTCGGCCGCGGCCCACTGTCGCGCGAGCTCGACCGCGGCGGCGTCGATGATCTGCATGATCGGCGAACTCGGTCGGAGCTCGATGTCCTCTCCGAGCTCGTTCTTGAAGACTCGTTTCAGGTCCTCCCGGATCGTATCGACGTGCTTCCGCTCGAACGTCCCGTCGTCCTGGACTCCGTAGCTCATTTATCCGACCTCCGCGGTGAACTGGACCGGATCCTGCTCGACGAGGGAGACGCCGACCGTTACCTCGGCGACGCGCGCGCCCGGCTCGTTTCGCTCGATCACGACCGACTCGACCGACTCGACGCGGTCGTCGCGACGGAGCGCCCGGCGGAGCTCGCGCTTGAGGATCGCGTCGGGACCGCCGACCGCCTCGAAGAGGTCGAGGCCGTGGTCCGGCGCGAAGGGGTCCTCGCCCTCGATCGTCGAGAGCAGAATCTTGAGCTCTTGGACGGCGCCGCGCGCTCCGTCGAGGAACTCCGCCTTCTGGTTCGGCATCGCGATATCGCCGTTCGATTCGACTCGGAGCGTCCGTTTGTATTTCATAATTCTCTCATGATGCGTCGAGGTCGTTCGTCCCCGGGTCGGCGACGTCGACCGTCTTCGTTGACGTCGAGCCGTCCGGTTGGGTATCTTCGTACTCAAGCGTCGCGTCCGCGTTGAGGACCGCCGCCGCGCTCGCCTCGTCGCCGATCGTCACCGAGCCGTCCGCGGCCATTGCGATGACGCGGCCGGACGTGTGCTCGACGCGGACGCGGCCGTCGGGGAACATCCGAAACGCCGATCCGTCCTCCTGGATCGCGATCTGAAACTCCCCGTCCTCGTGGTCGGGAACGTCCATGTCGTCGATCCACATCTCAGGAAGAAGGACGCCGGCCTCGAGCGTAAAGCGGCGCTCGCCCTCCGGCGGGACCTCGCCGGTCGCGGCGAGCTGCTTCTCAAGCGGCTCGCGAGCGTGGAAGAGGAGCCCCTCGTCGCCCTCGCGGACGGGGACGACCATCCCGGCGCCGTCGGTCGCGAACGGCGAGGCGATCGGGACGTTGTCGACGAGGACGTTCCGGTCAGCCTTGAGCTCGACCTCGGCCCGCCGGGTCGCCTCGTCGACGCCGACGACGATGACTGTCGACGTCGTATAGATCCCGCGGACTGTCTCGTCGACGAACTTCCGGAGCGTTGCGACGATGTTTAGGCCGCCCGAATCCCCGCCGCCGGAGCCGGCCTCGGGAGTCTCGTTCGCCATCAGCGAATCCTCCCAACGCCGCCGCGGCGCCCGTAGGTCGGTGCCGGCGCGGGTCGCGCCGCCTCGGTCGGCGTCGCTTTTCCTCGGACGAGGTGGTCGCCCGACTCGGTCGAGGACTGAAACTCGTACTCGTCGACGCGGTACGCGCCCCGGAAATTGTCGGTGTCGATATACACCGCGGCGCCCTTCTCGATAGCCGGCTCGAGCATCGCCTCGAACTCGAGACGCTCATCGACGTCATCGCCGGACTCGGAGACATCGGCGAGGGAGATGAGCGTGTTATCGTACGAGAGCGTCGGCGCGTCGACCGTCTCCTGCGTCTCCGGAACGAAGTGGAGCCGGCCGCGCGAGGCGAACCACTCCCAGGATGTCCCGGTCATGTCGGCGGCGTAGTCGAGCAGCTCGTCGAGCCATGCGCGGACCTTCTGGTCGCGTGTCACCGAGTACGCGCCGTCGATCTCGTCGCCGACGTCCTCGACGATCGGGGTCAGGCCGATCTCGGCGGCGATCGCCTCGACGATCTCGTCCGGCCGGCGGTTCCGCCACCGCCCGGAGATCCGCGTCTTCGTCGCGGCCTCTGACTCGTCGACGCCCTTCAGCCGGTACTTCCGGTCGTTCCCATCGCGGCTTGGTCTCGCCGTCTCGATCTTTCCGAGGCAGACGGTCGAGACGTCGGCCTCGTCCCACCCGAGGCGGACCCGGACGAGGTCGCCGGTCTCTATTCGACTCCAAGAGTCCCGCGAGAGGTTCCACGTCTGGACGTCGAACTCGAGCGGGTCTTCCTTCGGCTTCCGGATCTTGATGTCGAGGTCGAGTTCGGAGAGGTCGACCTCGCCGGCCTCGACGCTCCGGACCTGAGTCCAGACGCGAGTCATCCGTCATCCTCCGGCGGTCTGCCCGATGGCCCCGGGACGAGGAACAGCTTCATGTCGTCGCCGAGGTTGTCGGGCGTGATCTCGGTCGCCTTCCCGGATGGGTCTGCGAAGTAGCAGACGAACCACGGGAGGTACTCGTACGGCCGGTACGGGGTCGCGACCGACTTCGTGATCTGGTACCCGCGGTTGACGTGCTCGAGCTCGATGGTCCAGCGGTCCATCACCGTGTTGTAGTCGAGCCGCGCGGAGATCCGGTTCCCAGGGAACGCCCGGGGCGTAAACTCGATGTGGATCGGTCGGCGATCCGTCGCGCGGTCGTTCGGAATCGGGATGACTTCGCCCATCAGAAGAGCCCCGCGAGTCCGTCCTGGACGTCGCCGAGGAACTCGGCGATTCCGTTACTATTCGTCGTCTCGTCGGTCGTTCCCGAGTCGTCGTCCTGGGGTTGCGCGACCGACGGCGAGGAGTCGCTCGCTGCAGTCCCCATGTCGCCGGACGGTGTCGATATCGAGATCTCCGTCGTCCCGACCGTCGCCTCCCGGACCTCCGCAAGCTCGATCGTTACCTTCCGGTGCGACCGGATGTTACCCTCTCCTTCGACGGAGAGGTCCTCGAGCTTCGCGAGGTCGAGGGAGACATGGTCAACCGACGCGGGGAACGGCTCCGTCGACTCCCGGAGCCGCTTCAGCTCCCGGAGTTCAGAGTCATCGACCCACGCCTCGATCGACGCGGAGAGCGGCTCGGTACCGACGTACGAATCGTACTCGAAGCCCTCCTCGGTCGTCTTCGATGGGGCGTTCCAGCCCCCGCTGCCGTCGACGCGCGTTACGCCGGCGAGGACGATGTCGCCGACCGTGACGACGTCGGCCGTGTCGCTCGATCCGTCTCTCGGTCCTGTTAGTGCCATGAATCTAAGCCTCCGATAGAGTCTGCTTGAGCAGGAGTTCGAGCTCCGCGAGCGCGTCCTCGCCGCCGTCCCGCGTCGCCTCGCGGACCATCTGGCGGATCTCCTCGCGGTCGCTCGCGTTCCCGAACTCGTTCGTCTGCTCGAGGACAATCTGGATCGGGCCGCTCCTGCCGGCGGCGGGCCCGCCACCGAGTGCGGCAGCCGGTCCGCCCGAGCCGCCGATGGCACCGACGAGCGTTGACGCTGCCTGGCCGAGAGGCGTTCCCTCGGCGACGCCGGCGAGCGTGTTCTGGAGCGTGGAGTCCTCGCCCTCGACACCCTTCGCGACGGTCGAGACAAGCTTCTGCCCGCGCTCGATGAGGTTCGAGAACGGCCCCTCCTCGGCGTTCGACATCGGGAGCATGGATCCGGCCTTGTCGGCCGCATCCCCGACGGCGTCCTTCACGGCGCCGCCGGCGTCCCTTGCGCCCTCGGCGACGGTCCCGGCGATCGCCTCGCCGGACTTCTTGAGCTGGTTCGCCCTGTCGCCGACGAAGTCGGCGGCCCCGCCGGCGGCGTCGGAGACGGCACCGCCGACCGCCTTCGCGGCGCCGACCGCCATGTCCTTCGCGCTCCGGAGGCCATTGGCGATCCCGCCGGCGATCTGCTTCCCGATGTCGACGGCGCCGCCGAGGAGGGAGTCGAACGCACTCTTGATCGCGCCGGCGACGGCGCTCGCCGCGTTCGCCGCGAGGTTCGTCGTGCCTTTGAGGCCCCCGACGATCGCGCTGACGATGTTCCCACCGACGGACATGATGCTTGAGAGCGGCCCCCGCTCGGCGTTTGACCAGGGGAGGAACGAGGCGATCACGTCGACGACCGCCTCGATCCCCTCGGCGACATCCGGCGCCGTCGCCTTGAGGCCGTCCATGATCGCCGCCGGGATCCGTCGCGCCGACTCCATCGCGAGGCCGGGGAGTTCTCCGAGGACGTCAAGGCCAATGTCGACGAGCACGAGGAATGCCTGCCCTATTAGGAACGGCGCCGCGATGAGCCCTTTTGCGAGGGCCTGGACCGCGGCGAACCCGAGGTCGAGCAGGAGCCCGGGGAGCGCGATCAAGCCTTTCACAATTGCGCCGGCGAGCATAAGCCCGCCGCGGATTAGGAGGCCGAGCGCGGCACCGAGCCCGGTCGCGAGCCCCTCGACGATCGTCCAGGCGAGAGCACCCCAGTCAATCGAGCCGAGGGCGTTCGCGATCGTCGAGCCGATGCCGGAGAAGAACGCGACGATGTTCCCGGCGGCGTCGTTCATCACGCCCTCGAGGGTCTTCGTCCCGTTGACGAGGCCCATTATCGCGTCGATCGTCCAGACGACAATATCGGAGAGGAGCTTCAGCCCCTTTATGATCGCCATGATCTGGATGACCAGCGGCACCGCAGCGACGGCCAGGAGGATCTTCCCCAGCTCGACGAGGATGCCGATGAGGGGGTCAATCGTCGGCTTCAGGAAGTCGATGACGGCGCCAATCCGGTCCATTAGGACGGCGAGGTCGCTCCCGACTCCGAGGATGTCCTTTTCGATGACCTCCTTCATCACGAAGAACGCAGCGACCAGAACGCCGACCGCAGCGACGATCGCGAGCGCCGGCGCGGCGATCGCCGCGAGTGGTGCGAGCAGCGCGGAGAGCGCGCCCGTCAGCGTAGTCGCGCTCGCGGCGCCAGCGAGGAACGACCCAGACACGACGCTCATCACGGCGGGGATGACCGACGCCTGGATCCAGGCCGCTCCGAAGAGCGCAGCGGCGACGCCGAGGACGCCAGCCAGCCCGGCGAGCGCGCCGCCGACGGCCTTCATCGCCGTCTCGTTCTCGTTGAGGACATTGATCCCAACTGCGAGCTTCTCGTTGAACCACTCGATAGCCGGCGCCGCACCCGTAAAGACGGTGAATGTCATCGCGTCGAACGACGACTTCAGGAACTCGACCGCGCCGGCGGTCGTGTCCATCTGGGAGGCGGCGATCTCCGAGGCAGTCGTGGCGCCGCCAATCGACTCCGCCAGCTGCTCGGCCGAGACTGAGGAATCGTGGACATCCTCGGCGAGCGATGTCGCGGCCTTCTGGGAGATCCCGAGCGCCGCTGCGAGACGGCTCGCCATCTCCTCGACGCCGACGCCCGACTCCCGCATCTCCTCGAGCCCGCGGATGACGTCCCTCGGTGTGACGTCCTCGCGGTCGATCTCCATTCCGCCGAGGGCCTCCTCGACGGCACCGATCTCGTCCTGTGAGAGCCGTGCGAGCTCGCCGATCGACGCGCGGATCTCCGACCGGAAGATGTCGCCCATCTTCTCGTTAAGATCCTCTTGGGACTCGATGAGCGGGAGCAACGCCCGGGCGCCACGCCGGCCGGCGAGTTCGGTCGCGACCTGCATCCGCTCGGCGTCGGACTCAAGCTGCTCCATACGCTCGCCGATCGTCCCGAGGACGACGCCGAGTTCCGCGACCTCTCCGGCCGAGTTGGTAAGATCGTCGATGGAGAGGCCGAGCCGAGAGAGCGCGGACTCTGCCTTCCCGCTGCCGGAGACGATCCGCTGGAGCGTCGTGTTCAGCGCCGTCCCGGCCTTCGACGCACGTATCCCGCGGTCAGCGAGGACGCCGATCGCCGCCGACATCTCCTGCAGGGAGACGCCGGCCGACGTCGCGGTCGCGCCGACGTACTCGAGTGCGCTGGAGAGTTCGGTGATCGTGGTTGCGGAGTTACTGAAAGTCGCCGCCATCGCACTTGTGACCTGGACGGTCTGGTCCGCCTCGAGGCCGAACATCCGCAGTGCCGACGCGGTCGACCGCGCCGACTGCGCCATATTCATGTTCGACGCGACGGCGAGATCGGCGACACCGTGAGCGGCGTCGATGGCCTCGGACGCCTCGAAGCCGGCGAAGGCGAGCTGCTCCATTGCGTTCGCAGCGTCACCCATCGCGATCGGGAGCTCCTTCCCGAGCGTCATCGCAGTGTCCCGGAGCTTCTCCATCTCCTGGTTGGTCGCGCCGGAGACGGTCGCGAGCCGAGCCATCGTCTTCTCGGTGCGCCCGTGCTGCCGGGTCAGCCCGGCGAGCGCTCCGGCGGCGGCCACGGCTCCCGCAGCGGTCGCCATGAACCCCATCCGAGCTCCACGGGCGCGGCGCTCCGCGCGACCCATCGACTCGGCGGCGTCGTCACCGGCGCTCTCGGCACTGCGGAGGTCTCCGGACGCCCGATCGGACGCTGTCAGTACTGTTGCTATCCGTCGGACGTTGCCGCTAAAACCTACCATGTTAGTTCACCGATAAGACGTTGTCGTGCTTCGAGACGCCCTTCGTGACGCCCTTGCCGGACGAACCGAACGAGGTGGGAATGCCGCCCGGGATGTCGCCGGCGTCGACGTCGAGTCCCTCAAGACTGCCGAGCCCGCCGGCGCCGAGCTCGGACTGGTCCGGCTCGATCGCGTCGTAGGCCTCGGCGTACCAGAGTCGCTTCGTCCAGGGCCACTCCGCGACCTCTTCGAGAGGGATACCGGACTCCTGATGGATCCGCGTCGTTACTCGCCCTGCGGGGGAGCTTCCCCAGCTTCGGGAAAATCCATCATCTGGTCGATGCCGGCCCACTCAGCAATTCGCATCGTGAGGCCGAGCCGCTCGCCAGACTTCATATCTCGCCAGCGCTCCGGCGTGATCTCCGGTGCGACGACAGCGGAGTCACAGAGTGCGAACATCCGGTCGGAGCCGTCCATCTGGCCGGCCTCGCCCTCACCGGTTGCGGCGCCGACGATGAGGTTGAGGATCTCGTCGTCCTCGGGATCCTCGACGAGCCAGGTCATCCCAGCGAAGTCGAAGGTCCCGCGGCTCTCGCCACCGAGCGACCACTCCTGGTTCTCGAGGTCTTCGGGGTCGATCTCCTCGGGGTCAACCTCCGTTAGGTCGACGGGCTCCTCGTCGACGTCCTGGGGTTCAGTTTCTGCTTCGGTACTGTCAGTGTCCAGCTGGTCGTCACCGGACTCGGAAGAATCGGAACTCATGGTCTACTAAGCGGCTTACTCGTCGTACTCGTGCTCGACGCGGTCGAACTCCAGCGAGCCCTCGTACATCGGCATCGAGTCGTTCTCGTAGTCGTCCGCGGGCCCGAAGCCGAGGAACTTCCCGTCGAGGAAGTTCGACTCGATGCGGGGCTCTGCGTCCGCGTACTGGACTGCGAGGGAGACGGTCTCCGCGTTCTTGTACGCCCGCTCGAGGCGGGGGATCGATTGCGAGACGGCCTTCGCCGCGACGGTTGCCTCGACTTCCTCGTCGACGAGGACCCAGACATTGCCATCG